GACAAATTCAATTATGAAATCAAATTTATCTCGTAAGGATCCGCTAAATGCGGAACAAAGAAAAAACCATCAAAATGGTCTTATGATTGTCGATCTGTTGATTCGGACGCTTGTCTGGGATGCCCCAGAGTCCGGTGAAACCTTTCACTATATCCCTGATTATGCTACTTCCCTTCTTGGCCGTGAGGCTAAGGGGTTTGATGCATGGTTAGGAGTGAAGGTTCACGATGTGAGTGTATGTGAGAGAACGGGTGAGAAGTTTAACGTAACGTTGAGTGGGGCGTCTGTGTATGATGCTTTGTATCTGGCGCGAGCTGTGTATGAAGTGTTGTACGATTCCATTCCGATTGCGGCTCAAGTCCCCGTTCGAGATCAAATGTCTTGTTTTATGGTTATGAAGGATTGGCCCCCGGAGCACTTCATTAAATATGCGAAGTACTTTACGGCAGCGCCAATGGCAAAATATTTAAAGAATGATTTACCTAAGAAACCCGAAGGGTATGGTGATTCACTTTTTCTGTTTACAGGAGCAATCAAGCGAGCCCTCAAGGCTCGTATGGTTTCCTATAACGATAAGTGTACCACACTTTGGGCTGGGTACTCTCAGGGTGTTAAGCGGGGGGCAGCCCCCGCTCGTGTGGGGGATGTGATGGCGGCGCTGGAGAAACATTCTTCGACGTTGTCGACGCCTCCTCCTTCAAGCCCTGAGAAGGATTTCCACATTATCCAATCTTCTCATTATTATGATATTATTTTTTCTAACTTTGCTGTTCGTCGTCCGGTCTTGTATGAAGCCACCACCGGTGCTTCATATGAATCGAGTCGTGCGAAAGGTGGTGCGCGTGCTTATCTTCGTCGTCAATCCGTCTATCCTATCCGTCAGACTCCGGTCACACAATCCCTTGCGGACTTGTTGACCTCTGATATCCAGGAATCTTTTTCTCTTCTCACCCCTAAGTTACAGGATCAATTTTTTGAACGAAAGCCCACCTCTTTCAAGAGGTCGGCTCCAGTGCTCTTTCCATATTATGTTTTAAATGATCAGCTCGGTCTTGACAAGACACGTCTCGAGGAGGATCTCACACCTTTACAAGTTAAACTTGTTGAGGATGAGCTTGCTCGTAGGCGTGCAGGTAAGATTGGCTTTCACAAAATGTCAGAATTGGAACAGCAGTTCATCATAAAGAAGGTCGTGTCTTTGGATGGGAAGTTATGGAGATTGGATCAGGATTTCCGTAATATGTTCGATGTAGGAATGGGAGACTTGGAGCTGCTTCGGATGGGGGAAACCCGTCCCGGGTCGGTCTACAGTTTCACAGGCTTGCCGGAATATCGATTTAATGACCTTGTGGCCACCGCGCTAACTGCCGCAACAGATGTGGAGATCATTCCTCTCCTTGAACCCCTAAAAATCCGACTCATATCGAAAGGAAATTCTGAACGTTACTATGTCTCCAGGTTCTACCAAAAATCACTATGGGGCCACTTGCAAAAGTTGCCTCAATTTGTTTTAACCGGTAGAGTGGTGGGCATTGTGGACTTCCAAGACCTTCTTGATCGTGAGCGAAAGTTAGGGATTACAAGTTTCAAGAAATGGGTTAGTGGTGACTACTCTGCAGCAACTGACAACCTAGATATAGATTATACAAAAGCAGCTTTTGAGGCTTCTCTTCGTAAGGCAACTGAACTCGGAACTGATGTAATCCAGATTTTACAATCTGTGTTATATGAGCAGATGATTCATTATGAACAAACAACCGGCGATGTGATTATGCAAAAGACAGGTCAACTTATGGGTTCAACCCTTAGTTTCCCAATCCTATGTATTGTCAATTTAGTCTGTTATTGGATCGCTTTGGAAAAGTTTCTCAAGAGAAGCGTTGGTTTAACTGAACTTCCTGTCCTCGTAAATGGTGATGATATACTCTTCCGATCATCGGATGAGTTTTACGAGGTCTGGAAGGGCTCTGTATCTAAAGTTGGTTTTACTCTCTCTCTAGGTAAAAATTATGTGCATAAATCTATTCTCACAGTGAACTCTCAGTTTTATCGTCATGCCGTGGTGGAAGGTGTGGATGTCTTTACAAAAATTGGTTATCTGAATGCTGGCTTGTTAACGGGCCAGTCGAAGGTGACAGGTAGAGATGTTGTTCAACGGATGCCCATATGGGCCATCCATAACACGGTGATCGAGGGTGCTGCTGATCCGATTAGAGCTCATAATCGCTTTTTGCATTATTACATGGATGATATCAAGGACTTTTGTTCCGTAGCCGAGAAGACCACCGCAAATCTTTTCCTCCCCTTTCAAAGGGGAGGTCTGGGTTTCGATGTTCCTCTCGGTTACGAGTTCAAGATTACTTCATTTCAACGCAAATTCGCGACCTTTCTTGAAGAGGAGTCCCTGGCCAGCCTATCGCGCGCGGAAGATCCTTCTGCCGCCTTGGGTCTTGTCGTTAGAAAAGTAAGAAGTGGTATTAAAAATTTTGCTCGTACTCCCGCAAAGGAACATCATCCCTTTGCTTTGGAGTTTCGTAACTCATATGATGTTCTTAATAGTCAGGAAACAATATACTCTACTCCACTTGGTACTCCCCTAGTCCTTGCCGCCGGTGCCGATACTCAAGAGGCAGAGCAGGTTGCTCGAAAGCCCTCTTTTTTGAAGATGAAACATTTTCGAAAGTCGTCATGTCGTCGGATGGGCACGAAGGAGATCATGTCGTTTGGCCAGGTTGTGGTGGAAATCTTCCCCAACCGAGTCAATTTTGTGTAGTTGTATTTATTTGTTTATAATTGGGTCACACACACTAAGCTAACCAAAACGGTGGGGGTCTCTGGACTCTCTTAATACTTCCGTGCTAAACTAGGGGGACTATCCCTTCCTCTACAAATGCCAACAGACTACACGGTTAGGTCTATTCCATGGGCGGTATGTGATGTATAGTCGCTGGTATTTCCTCCAGGGATCCAATACAAAAGGAACGAATGACAAAGAATAACAAGAAACAACAGAGATCCCAAAGTGGGAAGGGGAAGGCTCCTAAATTGCCTAAGAATAACATGAATAAGAGGATACGTCGAGGTGGGTCTGTGGCTCAAGCCTTAAATGGTCTTGAGAACCGCAAGATGATCATCTTACGATCGCTTTTAAATGATCCGTGTGGTGAGATCCCACGCGAAATTGCTAGTGTGACAGGAACGGGACTGGTCCGAGTAATCAGACAAGTCGTGACCTTTCATACTTCGGCTACTGCAAATGACGGCTATTTAACATGGTTCCCTTCTTTTCATGGAAGGGGATGCCAAATAGGCGGCGTAGCAGCAAATTTACCGACTAATGGCAATGTTTTCGCGTTTGAATCTACAACTGTAGCAGGTCAACCTACTACGGCATCTATAATTACTCCATTGTGGACCGGGACTTCCTCTCTCAGTAGTGTGGGCTGTACATTTACAGACCCTTGCTATAATGCTTTGGGGACTACCTTTCGCGATGCCGCCACGCTTGCTGCGTGCATGAAGTTTAGATATGTTGGCCCAACGTCGGGGAATTCTGGAGTAGTCGGCGCTATAGAAAATATAGATATCGCCTCCTTCATAAACACCGATGGGACCAACACCTTTGGACCTCAGATCAGTAATTTAGTAACCTATTCAGAGACGCAAGAGCGTCCTCAAATGGTTGCCGCAGAAGTAAAATGGGCTCCTTCCAATGGAGCGGGAACATCCTTTCGATCAACTGGAGACAGTGGTGGTAATAACACCCTCCAAAACGCGACGGATACCCTCGTTCGAGTCGGGCTCACGGCAACTACGTTTACGCAGCTTGCTGAGAACGCCCCTAGCTCGAATGTTGGGATCGGTTTTGTATGGCGGGGTCTTAACACTTCTCAATCTTCAGATATCGAGGTTGAATTCATCAAAGTGGTTCAATTCCGACTCTCCCCCATATCGGGGCTAAGAGAGTCGGAGACGATTGTTCCTACTCCGGACCTGTTCACACGCGCAACACAAAATTTGGATTCAATGAATCCATCGTGGCGTACCACAGTTTCGGATGTAGCCCAGGCAGCATTTAATGCTGCAACATCAGGTTTATCTAATGCAGCTCTCGGTGGTCTGGCAGTTTATGCAAGACGCAGCCGAGCCCTCATGGACATGTAATTCTTCACCCTCCACCATATACGCACACAACAGCCAAACACTGAACAAAATACAGATCGAACCGAAGTACACTGTTAGAACACCAATACCGTACCTAGGGGGTG